CAAAGAGTTTTTTAGAATGTTCCGCCGTCTAGAGTATTTGCCCAAGAGGCTACACCAGAAGTGTTCATGCTTAATATATAGTCAGAAGCAGTCGCGTTTCCAGAAGGTTTCACAAGTCGAGTATATCCAGCATTTGAAGCAGCACCAATGAGCAAATCACCAACTGCTGTAGCTGAAATACCCTTAATTCGTAGAGCATCTGAGTTTACTTCGACAGTAATATTGTCGTCGTTTACGTTGAGAGTGTTTCCTGATTTAGAAAGAGCATCTCCTGCAACGATTTGACCTGCACCTGAGAACTGAGATACAGTAAGTGCAGTACTACCAAGAGTAGGAGCACCATTGTGAGTAAAGACATAGCCGTTATCTGCGCCTACAGTACCTTCTTCTACGAAAGTAAACACGCCACCTGTCATTTCTGCAGAAACGTTGGCATCATCTGCTCGAGTAAGTACCCAAGCTGTAGAGCCATCGCCTACCGTAGTAACTACATAAATACCGTTTTCTGCTCCAGAAGACTGGTCTTTAACAAGAATTCTGTTGCCCGCAACTACAGTTACACCGTCTAATTGCAGTGCAGCATTCGACCCAGAGTTTGTAAGAGTTCCACCAGCATTATTATAGTTAGAAGCTAGGTTAGCAGTAGTAGCTAAACGTACAGAAGCTTTTACATCAAGAGCTTGTTTAATTGCGTCAACATATTCTTTTGATACCAGAGAGTTTGCACCAAATCCAGTGCGATTCTTATATCCAGAAGGAACAGTAACTGTAGCAGTACCGTTTGGAGAAAGTACCAAATCACCGTTTGTGTTAGTAGTAGAAATTGTATTCGTATCTACGCGTACATTATCTACATCTAACTGCTGAAGACCCGCAAGCGAAGTAGTACTTACTCCAGGATTAAGCGCTGTACTACCTAAAGTAATAGCATTTACAGTTACAGCACCCGAAGATACTGAGAAGTCTGTAGAGTCAAAAGAAGCAACACCCTTATTACTTGATGTAGCTAGTTCAGCTGCGATAGTGACTGTAGTACCTGTGGCGCTTGTATCAATACCTTCTCCGCCTGTGAAAGTAAAGGTTTCGCCAATAGTTGCCGCAGCATTACCAGAATCACTTGCAAGAGTTATGTCATTAGCAGTAATAGCACCTGAAGATGCTGTAAAGTGTGTGGAATCGAAAGAAGCAACACCTTTATTTGATGCACTTGCATCCTCCGCTTCAATGGTAAGAGTAACATCTGTTCCTGATTTTGCAACAGCAGTATCAATTCCTTCTCCGCCCACAATTCGTAAGTCATCTGTAAGAAGTGCCGTGTCCGCAGTAGTAGAATCTGCGTCTACAGTAAGAGTTGCAGCAACATCCGTAAACGTAACTACACCTGAGCCGTTAGTAACGAGTGCTTGCCCACTAGTACCATCAGTGATTGGAAGTGTGTATTCTCCAGAAAATTCTACTTGCTTACTGAATTTAACTTTCTCTGCAGAGTTGGTTGTGTCGATAGTAATATAGTTATTAGAGCCTTCACTGATAGTAAAAGCAGTAGCAGAATTATCCAGTAGTTTAAATTCTGTTGCCTGAGCACTTATATCTACACTGCCCGTAGTAAGTACTAAATTACTTGCAGGATTTAAAGTAAGATCTCCAGAAGAAGTATCAATATGATTTGTAGTATTATTTATACGAATATTGCCAGTAAGCAATTTATTAATTTTACTATTTGAGTCAACGATAATACCACTCGAAGCTGTAAGAATACCTGCTGTGTGGTCGAGCATATCTACATATACTTTACCGCCAATTGCTATTACGGCATTATCTGCGGGAGCACCAATAAATAACTTGTCACTATTGTCCGAATATGCTAATTCACCTGCGGTAAGTGAGCCTGGTGCCGCAGTGGTGGTACTGCGTTTAATTTTGATTGTTTGAGCCATTTAGGGTCTCCTAGATTAGCCTTAAAAGGCTCCTGCGTCTAATGTGTCGGAATCTCCTGAACTGTCTCCTACTATTATAGGTACCCATTCATAAACTCCACTGCTAGTCTCGCGATATACTTTAAATTGTTCGTCGTTGGTATCGTACCAAGTGTCTCCTTCCGAAAGTGTAGATACACCAGCTACTATAGTTCCTGTAGGGGCTGTATCTGATCTAAAATTTTGGTCTGCTAGTTGTTGTAGCGCTAGCTGTACGTTGGTTGCTGTAATAGGACCATAGGGTTCTATTACGGTATTTGTTGCATCTTGATAGGTATTAGGAAGCACAAAGTTATTTACTTCCACATTTACATCTGATTGAGTAATATCTACAGATATCTCTTCCTGTCCTGTTACGGTTATATCCGTTACAGACTCAGTAACAGTTACTACTGTAGGATTCGTTATACTCATTATCGTGTAACTTCTGGATTAAGAGTTATCTCTCCTTGAATTAGTCTACGAACAACTGCGTCTGCACTAGTATGTATCTCTAAATCATAAAAATATCTTCCTGCAGAAAGTGCAGAAGAGGTTGCGTTTCCAAGTTGCATTTTTACAACTCCTTGAGTGGCGGGAGTAAGTACAGTGCAAGTAAACGAAGCCGCAACAGTAGAAGCTGTCCTGCTTGACCGCATTTGAGCACGTGCAGAGTAGCCACTCAGATCCTTGATGGCTCCCAGCTCTTTAATTGTTAAGTTTATTGCAAAGTCGGAACCTTGATCAATAACTAGGTTGTATACGGCTGCTGTCATTTCATTTTCTCCATTACAGAATTATAGCCAACTTGAGGTGTTATGTCAAGAATTATTTTTAACAAGGTGCTTAGTTAATGTTTGGATAGTACTTTTCGAGTGAAGTGAGATCAGAGTATAAGTTATACCAACCTTTGTCATTCTTTTCAACATTTAAAACGTCTGTAAAGTATTTTTCATACATTTCTACTACTCTATGCATATCGAAGTTATTCTCAGCCCACTTCCTACAAAAGCTTGGATCTATTTTATCAATATTTTTAGTTGCTTCGACAAAATCTCCAAAAGTTCTACATCTATACCCAGTTAGTCCGTGAAGATTATTTTCTGCAAAAGCGCCCCAGTCAGTAGTTATTGTAGGAGTACCTGAAAGTAATAACTCAACTTGTACCCCTCCAAAAGGTTCATGGTAAATAGAAGGCACATATGCTGCTTTTGCCTTTGACATAAGCTCTTTTCTAAGAGCAACGTCTGCATAGCCTACTTCCTCTACATGATCCGGAACCGACGTATAGCCTAAGCCTGACATCTCTTGTACAATACCGCCTTGTCCTGCAACTTTTAACTTTACGCCTGCTGCCTCTGCCGCTTGAATTGCAATATGTACTCCCTTTCCTTCATATACTCTACCCAAAAATAAAAAGTAATCCTCTTTTTCGTGTTTATCTCTGAATTCAAATTGAGACAGGTCAAAGTAGTTAGGTATAACTGTAGCATACCAATCTGTTTTGCACCTACCGGATGCTTCAGGGCCTCCCATAATATGCATTAAGGCATAAGACTCAAATATTTTATACTTACAGAAAGTGCCGGAGCTATATCCTATTCCCGGCTCTACATTTATTAAGTCGGGAAAAGCATCACAAACTGCTTTGTGTCCCCATCCAAAAAACGCAAGAACAAAATCATACTTCTCTTTTCTTTTGTTTATTTCTTCTATGGTATTTTTATAGAAGGTATTATAAGCGTGATCTTTTACGTCAAACTTAAAAAAGTGCTCCTTCCAGTTATAGCTTCCATATGCTATTTCTAAGTCTTTGTTTGTGGTTACAGTAATGTGTTCGTCACAAGGAACATTTGAATCCTCATGTCCATAATGAAAAACAGTATGCCCCCTGCCCTCCATCATTTGACAAAATTTTACCACTTTTTGTGTGTATGCACACGCTACGTAATCTAGGTTAGATACCGTATGGGGTAGTCCCAATACATGAAATCTCATTACACTAATTTCCTTTTAAGTTTAAGTTTAAGTTGTTAAGATAGTTTTCCTATTTTTACTCGAAGAGTACTACCGTCGTAAATTTCTATTTTTGTCGAGCTTATTGCTATCTTGCTTCCGTCTGATTCTGAAGAAACAGTTAAAGCATCTGCACTAATAAATCCTCCATAGCTGCCAGTAGTAAGATCTTGAAAGCTTTGTCCAGAGGGAATAGTAGCCGCTGTAGTTGAGTTATTTTGCCACTGATAAACTTTACCTGTTTGCACATCCCAATAAACATCGTTTTTTAGTACATCATTAGATCCTCTAAAGGATTGTATAAGCTCGTACTTGTTTGCATCAGTTTCTAATCCGTCCGTATCAAATACAATGGCATTTCCAGCCGAACCTGCAGGGCCGTCAGGTCCTGTAACACCTGTAACACCTGTATTTCCTCTAGAACCTGTATCTCCATCAGGACCTTGGCTACCCGTATTTCCAACAGGGCCTGTATTACCTCTTGCACCCGTATCTCCTGCAGGACCTGTATCTCCATCAGGACCTTGAACACCAGTATTACCTCGAGCACCTGTATCTCCATCGGGGCCTTGAACACCAGTATTTCCAACAGGACCTGTATTACCTCTTGCACCCGTATCTCCGTCAGGACCTTGAACACCAGTATTACCTGTAGGGCCTACAGGACCTTGAGCACCCGTATCTCCGTCAGGACCTTGAACACCAGTATTACCTGTAGGGCCTACAGGACCTTGAGCACCCGTATTACCTCGAGCACCTGTATCTCCGTCAGGACCTTGAACACCTGTATTTCCAGCAGGACCTTGAGTACCAGTATTACCTCGAGCACCTGTATCTCCATCCGGACCTTGAACACCTGTATTTCCAGCAGGACCTTGAGTACCAGTATTACCTACAGGACCTTGAGTACCAGTATTACCTGTAGGGCCTACAACACCTTGGGCACCCGTATTTCCAACAGGACCTTGAGTACCTGTATCTCCGTCGGGTCCTGTGGCGCCTTGCTGCCCCTGAACTCCTGTTGCACCCTCAGGACCTGTAGCACCGGAAGAACCTTGAACACCTTGCTCTCCTTTCTGTCCTTTTATGAGAACAGGATCTTGAAAGTCGTCCTGAGTAATATCAGCACTTGCTTTTTCTAACGCAGCTATAGTCCACTTAATATTTGTTATACCAGCTACCGTAGCATCTACATACCATCTATATTGAGAGTCTGTTTGTCCGCCTTGTACAGTTAACCAATACCCTCCGGTACTGATAAATACAGTAGGTGTTAGCCTAGTAAAATCACTTGTATTAGAAGAATTGTCTGCTCCTGCAAATATTTCTGCCCAATATGCAGTATCTGAACTAGGTACTCCTGACCTTCCACTATGATTTTGTAAAGCTACAAACACTTTCGAAGAGTATGATACTACGTTGCCTTGAGTGTAAGCGCTACCACTAGACCAGGCACTGATTGTAGGGGAAGTACTTAAAGTGTTATCAGGAGCTGTGCTATAATAAGAAAAAGATTGATTACCTGCAATACCTGTAGAACCTGCAGGACCTTGCTGACCAGAAGGGCCTACAATACCAGTACCTCCAGCAGGACCTTGAGTACCTGTATCTCCATCAGGGCCTTGAGTACCAGTATTACCTGTAGGGCCTACAGGGCCTTGAGTACCAGTATTTCCAACAGGACCTTGACTACCTGTATCTCCATCAGGACCTTGAACACCTGTATTACCTCTTGCACCCGTATCTCCACCAGGTCCTTGAGTACCAGTATTACCTACAGGACCTTGAGTACCAGTATTACCCCGAGCACCTGTATCTCCGTCAGGACCTTGACTACCTGTATCTCCATCAGGACCTTGAACACCTGTATTACCTGTAGGACCCACAACACCTTGACTACCTGTATCTCCATCAGGGCCTTGAACACCAGTATTACCTCGAGCACCCGTATCTCCGTCAGGTCCTTGACCACCTGTAGGACCTGCAACACCTGTATTACCTCGATTACCTGTGTCCCCGACAGGACCTTGAGCACCTGTATCTCCATCAGGGCCTGTAGCTCCTCGATTACCTGTGTCCCCGACAGGACCTTGAGCACCTGTATCTCCATCAGGACCTGTATCTCCTCGATTACCTGTGTCCCCGACAGGACCTTGAGCACCTGTATCTCCATCAGGGCCTGTAGCTCCTCTCTCTCCTTTAGTGAATGTTTGTACTCTTGTAAAAGTTGTTTCAGCACCTAAGGAATCTTTTACTATAATGGTGAAGGTAAGTTTACCTGTTAGTCCTGGTAAAGCCGTTATTCCTGAATATCCTACTGTTGTAGTTTGCTCAACTGGAGAGGCACTACTGGCTGTGACCCCGTCCGCAGCTACTGCTGATACTCTGAACGAAGAGTTTGCGTAAGGTGAAGAATTATCATATGCTAAGTTTGTACTTCCTGATACTACTGAAATTATAGTGCCTGTATTAGTAAAATCTAAAGCATTACTGGCACTTACCGGAACCGTAGCATTATCATTCGTTAATGAAATAGTTATCCCATCAAGTGCTCCGTCTGAGACTCCCTCAACTCCTCCAGTACTTGCACTTGCGTAATCAGCAGCACCCACTGTTGCCGCAACAAATGAAGAACCGACAGCATATGTTACTCCCGAAGTACCTGCAGTGGTATTCCAAGCTGCTTGATCTAGGCTTCCAAGACCAACTATGTTATAAGTTTTACCTACAACAAAGCTTCCTGATAATTCATTATTATTGGGTTCGTAATTAGAGAAAACTACTTTTTGAGAAGTCTGTGTAGTTTGAGAGCCTCTTTTTACTTCATATCTAAGCCAATAGTATCTACTGGTTTGTCCCGAGTCTATTACAGAATCTGTATAGGTATTTGAAGTAGTACTGCCAATATGTATAGCATTTGCTATATTATTTACAGGGTTTCCGTTGCTATCTTTTCCGGACTTCCATATTTGTACCGTGTAATTTGCAGAATTAAAATTATCAGAGTTTTGCCAATTTAACTCAATGCCACCCCTTTCATTTTGTGTAGCAGTAATAGTATTTGTTTTGACAGGTAAGGGTACTGCCATGTTAGCTACAGAAGGTATAGCAGGGGCTATTACTTGTGAGGGCTTGGCAGCAATTAAGTACCCTTCATCTGAGTGTTCTTCCGCTGTAATTTGAACCAAACAGTTTTCATTAAACTTTATATTGTCTATTCTGAACATCTTCTGCGACCAGCCAAATCTGCTGTAATTTATTCGCATAACGTCCCCGGCTCTTAATAAAACACCTTTAGGAACCATAGTGAAATTAATTTTTAAACCATGTCTTGAAGAATCTAAATATTGTTTTGCATTCATTCGGGCATTATAATAGTTTGTAACATAAGGCGTTCTCATGCTGCCCTTTTTTGGAACCATTCTATCTTCTTTGAGATAGTCAGAGTTAAACATCATTACAGAGCGCCCCTCAAACCTATTTTGAGGATCGTTTATTGTAAGATCTAGCTGATTATAAGTACCTTTTTGACCTACATCTTCAACACTGATAGAACCGATAATATCTTCTTCGTCTACTACTTCAACAGTATAAGACTCTCCATCTATCGATATGGTAGCAGGTGTTTGTGCTTTTCTTTTTACATCTAAAGAGTACTTACCATTTGAGTATCTTAGTATGCCGTTGAAATGGTTAAGCATGCTATTGATATTGGAAAACACAGATTTAGAAGTGTCTAGTACAACATTGGTTTGATGACGAGTAACGTGTCTTTGATTTTGTGCATCCCAGCCTAAATACCTCCAGTACTTGACATCATCCGCATCATATAAACTGTACCCAGAAGTATAAGAAGTTGTTGATTTATAGGTTTTAACTAAAGGATCTCCGTCAAAAGTAAATCTGTCACCATAGACAGGACTACCGCCTACAATGAAACGATTAATATCTAGTGCTAAAGTGCCGGATACAACACCTGTTAAAGATAGAGAAGCTGTAAGGCTGTTACTAGCATTATAAGTAACCAAACCGTCAGACCCTGTATGTGTATGAAGTTTTCCATTTTTATAGTAAAGCTCTCCTGAATAAAAATATTTCCAATCTTCATGACGATGCGCAAGTTTACCTTTAACTTCCTTAAACTCTACAGAATAGCGTGTATCATTTCCATCCCCATTAGGCCTAGGAATAGTTATTGCTGAAGATACGCTTTTTACTTTTCCTTGCCAAAGAGTTTTTCCTGAGCTTGTAAACTTATACTCTGAGTTTATAGCAGGAGCTGTTTGAGCTAAAACTGTAACATTAGAACGCTCATCACAAGCTCGTGCTGCTGCAAAAAAACTTTCCTTATCTATATCAGCATCTATATCCAAACCTCTTCCATATCTAGAATCCGTTAAGTAGTCAAGTAGTTGCATGGCAGGATTTGTACTAACTCTTATATCTCTATTAGAAGTAAAAATCTTATAAGTGTCATTCTGAAGAGGAGGTTCAGAAAAAGGCGAGTCTACAGCAACTATTTTTGAAGTGCCTCCAGTATAAGCTGTTATTTTCTTTCTTTCAGGCTCTGACACACTTCCATCAGAGAAAACCCGAGTGAGCTCTATTTCTCTACCTATATAAGCTCCGGCTGCAGTTGATGCATTGGATGCCAGCTGAAAAGACTGTAAAGGAACTACATAAGTAGTCTCTTCAGTTAATGCGCTAGAATCTTCTGTTGTTTGTCCTACGTTTTCAATAGTATTGTTATTTCTATTAGCTGGATAAGCATTCAGAGCTTCACCAGATTGACCAGTTTCTCTTCCATCTAAATCCGCTAAAATAGCAATCATTTCTGATGCGTCAATTGCAGCTTGCTCAACCGCATTAGAGCTTCCTAATACAACGTCTACTCCGTCTCCTGAGGAGCTATTACTTACTGCCGTTATTTCCGGAGACATAGTTGCAGGAATAGTGCCTGTATGACCCGTATAGTCGGTTGTTACAAAATGTATTTTATTGCTGCTACCATCCTCGATATAGAAAGCATTAAAGCTAGCAGTAGGATCTGTTTTAAACCTAACTCGAGTTTCAGCATTTCCATTCATATCAAGAATAGTATAAATATCTTCAATAACATGATTACCTAAAGAGACATCCGTGCTTCCACTAACTACATATTTTGAGGCTACAGTCTGTCCGATGTTAAAAGTGGAAGTAGCTACATCTGTTGTTGAGTAGTCAGGGTCTATAACATAGGAAAAATCATAATTAAGACATGCAACTCCTTTTCCTCTTACAACAAAGTCTAGAGAAGGTATTGTGGTTTCTCCCTCTCCAATCGTATACTCACCTACTAGATAAGCTGTATCTAGTAGTTGATGATTAGCTCCCCAATAAGGTTCTGTACCTGAGTAATAATCTTGTGCAATTTTGAAATTATTTGAGTTATGTAGAAGTATAGAATCTGCCTTTTGATTACTTGTACCTGCATGAAATTGCATTCTAACATCAATAGGGTTGTCAAATCTAGTGCCCTTTTCGTGGGTTATACCTTTCCCTTGAGCAGAAGCTCCTATACCAGTAGCTGAAAAACCTTCTGGCGGATAATAATCATACTCTCTATAAAATCCATTGGCATCGTCGGTTGTCCATCTAACGCCTCCTCTACCAAAAATAGTTCCGAGGGCAGTAGCAATACTGCTGCTTCTCATATTTTGACCCGTTAGAGTGTCTCCTCTGTCAGCCCTTCCTGAACAAGTTACATCTACAGTTCCATTAGCAGTTTGATTTCCTCTAACACTTAAGTCGTTAGCATCTATACATATAGAAGAAGTATCATCAAAAAATATATCATATAAGCCTCCTACCTGACCTTCACAGATTGCATAGGCTACGAATACTTTTTTAGAGTCTGAATTTAAAGTGTCGACAAAAACAGGAATACTATCAATCTTATTTACGCCATATACAACGGGCAAGTGTTTTGCTGCTAAGTTAAAGCGTAAGTCTACTTCTCTGTCTACAGTTACTTGATACTCCTCTTGAGTATATGACTTCTTTAAACCAAACCAACTACTTTTCTTTTTTAATCTAGTTTTTGTTTCTTGTACTTGATATGTAGATACTAAATTAATTGCTTGTTCGCTGTGTAAAAATCCTAAATCTGCTGCGTACTCAGGGCGTATGGCAGCACTTGGATCAGGTTTTCCCTCTTGATTTAATGCCCTGTGGTTTTGATCTGCCGTAATTCTTCCAGATACTCGAGAAAAATCTCCCCAATGGCTAGTAATACTCCAAGTTATTATGGAGCTTTTTGAAGGGTCTTCTTTTAACTTACCGGAAGCAATTATGCCTTTAAATAGTAAATAAGGTTTTCCTATAATAGCACCAGTCTCTGTATCAATATGTGCTTTATATACAAATACATCTCTGTTTATATATCTAGCATAGCTTGTGCCACTGGTTCTATCTATTAATATACTTTCTACTTCTGGGTTATTAAAAGTTAAGGTTACGCTCTGATTAGAGGCCGCGGCAAGAGTACCCTCAACAGAAGTTACTACCATTTTTGTATTATTAACTTCGAATCGATCTACTCTTACTTCTTTATTGTTATTGGTTCCTCCGGAAATAAGAAGTGTATCCCCTTCTCTAAAGCCTTCTTCTACAAAGTTTTTTGTACCTTGTATTGAGGTAGTGGTAAAAGTAACAGTATCAGTAGTTAAAGTATCTAAAGCAGTAGCACTTACGTTGAGACTCATCGTAGTTGCTCTTGCCTGAGTGGTTTCACTAATCGAGCCTACACTTATAAGTTTATTTGCTATATAAGTTTGCGGTCCGTTTACGGTAGTACTGTTTGTAGGATAAGATAAGTCATCCCATATTATATCAGTAGAACCATCACTAAGATATACATAGTCTTGTGCTCTTTTTAAGCTCTTTCCTGATTTCGTTATTACGGGTTTTTCAAATTTTACTAAATGTGCATATGTAAAAGAATCCTCTTTTAGCAAAGAGTTTCTAAGTGTAGCGTCTAAGTTTCTTACACCCATTATTGAACTTCCTCAAGACTTAAAGAAAATGCATATAAATTATCTGTATTTAGTGCATATTCCTGTACATCGCCTGCTATGACTACTTGGACCTTAGGATCGTTAAAAATAAGATCATCCCCCGCTGTAACTGATTTAGATAGTGCAGGAACAAAATGTATTCTTACTTGATTTGTAGTAGGACGAGTTGGTGAGGTACCAACTATATGATAATCAGTATTCGTTTCTACTCTTGTTACTTGGTACGCTTTTTTATGGTTGGAGTTGGCGCCTGCAATAGTAAACAAATCGCCTGGCAAGGGAGTTTTATCTGTAGCTACAACATAGTCAGAAGCTGTTAGTAGTAATGTGGTAGAACCTGCTGTGCCTGTTGAATTAGCCGCTGCAGAAGTTACTACATGAAGCTGATTAGTGCTCCCACCAGACTCTTGCACCCAGGATCTAAAGTCAGGATCTTGAGGTAGGCGATATTGAGGTAGAGAAACAAAGAAAGGATTTAAAGCTCCTCTTCTTTGTAATAAAAAATTATTAATAGGTTCAAACTCATCCCTCGTCATAGGATTATAGCTGATTTTTACTTTCCACATATGTCCTGTTTTGGCTCTTGCAATAAGTCTTCCCGAATTAGTTCTATCTCTTAAAACTTTTTGATTCGAAGAAAAAGTTACTGCAGAATATCCTGCCCCGTAAGAGCCTCCACCGGCCGCACCTGCGTCGGTTATTCTATTATTAGGATCTGGTAATATGTTTTGAAAAGTACTGAAATCTCCCATTAGTATCTCCCTACGCCCATAGCGGCCGCATTAGGTTGTAGTACGGTAGTATCTACTTCTTCAACAAAAGACTGTCCATAAGAATTTGCAGCTTCTCTAATCATGCCTATTATATTTCCTCTTTGTAGTGTTAGCATATCCTCTACGCCTCCAGAATCTATTGTATTAATATTAAAAGTTACTTGGGCAGGAGCACCTGCTGCTTGTACTTCATCTGCAGGAGCTATACGTCCTGCACGATCAGGAATAAACATTTCAGGTCCTTGCTCTCCTACCATAAACCCTGCTGTCTCTCCTCCGGCTGCTCTATATTTGGCTCCGGTAAAGGCAGGCTTAAAGTTACCCGAACCTCCGATTCCATCTTCTCCTCTCAAATAAGCCTGTTCTCCTCTCGCGGACTGAGAAGTTGCTAAATCTACGCCCTTGCCTCTTTCTCCTATGCCAATGCCGGTAGGAACCGAGGAAGAAGCACTAGCACTAGATTGATAAGACGTGCCTGATATTATAGCTATTTGCGCTACACCCATTGCCCCAATTAACCCAGCCAGTGCTATTGCAAAAGGTCCTAAGACCGCTGTCTGGGCCAATGCACCTGCGATACCTGCTGCTGTTGACATAACTGCTTGAGCAATCATTAACTTTTTATTAGTCTCAAAAGCCTTCTTCTTAATAGAATCTTTCTTAGCTTCCATAGACTTAATTTTAGCTAAAGACTTTGCGGACTGTCCGTCTAGTTTTTTCTCTGCGTCGATTTGTTTATCTATAGCATCGATAGCTACATTCGATTGTGCTTTTAATACTGAAGCTATTCCTCCAATAATATTTGCAGCGGCAGCAAACCCTGCAGAAAGCTTCATTGCAGTGTTATCACCGGCCTCAGCCATTATCTCCATAGCACCTACCACAGAAGTTAACATTGTGTTAGATAGCTCACCTAAAGTTGCAGCTAATTCTCCTTCAGGGCCTAACTCTCTTAAAGCCTCTGACATAGCTGTCATAGTATTACTAACCATCTGTAACGACGCATGCTCAACATTCTTTTGTGCTTGAATTACTACTGCTTCTGCGGCTTCTGCGGCTAGTATAGCATCGTTTGCGGCTTGAGCAGCATCTTTTTCTCCAACGCCGGACATTTGGGCTTGCTCGAGAGCAACTTGGGCGGATAGTGCGTCTAGCTTTTTTTCCGTCAGGTTCTTTTCTGCTTCTGCTAGGGTATTTACAGCGGCGGCGGCGGCCAGCATCCCTTCTGTCTGTACTTTGAACGCTTCCATTCCAAAACCTTCAGAGCCCATTCTATCAAAGCCTGTATCAAATCCAGACATACTACCTTGTATGGCTGAAGTAACACCTGTTCCTGCTATGCCTATAGACGCACTTGCCATTTGCTGTACTACAGCATTTTGTGCATCAAGTAATCGCAATACTTCTAGATGCTCTGCTGTTAGTTTCTCTTGGCCTCCAAACTGTGCTACTAATAAGGCTCTTTCAGCTTTTATTTTTGCCATTGTAAAAGCCAGATCTAACTTTGCGGTTTTTATTTTTAACTCTGCCGCTTCAATTTGTATTTTTAACTCTTGCTGAGGCGTTAATTTTCCTCCTGAAGCTCTTGCTTGTCTAAGTATTTTGCTAAGTTGTTGTTCGTTAGCTAAACGCTTTTTTGATAAGTCTAAAATCTTTTTTGAGGTTTTTAACTCATCAACTGCATTTTTGGCCGATATAATCTGCGGATCTATTTTCTTTGCCTCGGCTTCTGCTCTTAGCCTCGCAAGCTCTACTCCTCTTTCTGATAAGGCAAACTCGCCCTCTTTACCTGTAAATAAAGCTTCTTCAATCTTAAATTGTTTGTCTAAGTAATCTATTTCTTGGCTTAAAATTTCATTATTCTTTCTATCAAGAAAAGCTTGACCTCCTATAATACCTTTTGCTGCTTTTCCTAACTCTATAAAGGATGCTTTGGCTACAACTAATTGTTTTTTCATAGTATTTAAGGAATTTCGTGATGTATCTATCCAATCAATAAATAACTGAACGCCTTCTGCATTTTTAGTAAATTGAGCAGGTAATTTCATATTTGCTACTTCTTCTTCCAAAGCTTTTAGTAGTTCTATAGCTTCTTGCCCTGCTTTTGTATAGCCGCTATCGAAGTCTGTTACTACAAAGTTTTCGTCTCGCTTTTTCATAAGATCTTCAAATTTTGCTGCTACTGCTTCTGCTCCTTCTTGTTCGTCTTGGAACATTTTTTTGACTTTTTGATTTCTCTTATTCATAGTACCGTTGAAAGTAGCAACTACTTGACTAACTTCTCCAAAAGCAGCTCTAACAGCATTTGGATATCTTTGAATAAGCTCCATTTCAACTAAAAAGTCTGAGTATGAAATCCTTCCAGATGCTAGCCGTTCTTGTAAAGAAACTAATTTAGCCATAGAGCTAGCCATTAGGCTGGTATTAAAAGCAGAAGTATCTGTCTTTTTAGCTATTTTTTGTTGTACTTCCAATTGAAAAATAGCCCCTTTTAATATTTGAGCTGCAGTATCTGTTTCAATTTTTTTAATATCGTCCAATAGAGTTGCACTTTTAGTCTCTTGTCCCGTAATTTGCTTTTTAAGATTTAATATATAAACCATTAAACCTTGAAGGGATTGAGCGTCGGCTACATCATTTGAGACTTTTTTTCTTTCAAACTCTAGGTTTTTTTCTTTCAAAAGTTCTACATTTCTTTGCAAAATTTCTTCGTTATCTCGAAGCTGTGAAGTAAGGTCTGATAAGTTTTGTGCAGCAACCTCTCTAATTTTCCCACTTATTTGATCTAGTACTCCTGCGAAAGCAATATAGCTTTCAGCAAGTCTTTGTCCCCCCTTTGAGCTAGACTGCATAAAACGAGATTGTATCTCTGCAAACTGTTCAAAAGATTTTTTAGCGTCTTCTATTCTCTTTTTTACCAAGTCTTCAGGAAAAAACTTTTCCTTTATTACTCCATAGAGAACAGATACTATAGAAATGATAAGACCTATGTAAGGCAAAGCAGTAAATAGTGCTGCTCCAAAAGCTTTTGCTCCTGTTCCCGCTATACGAAAAGCAGGTCCCATAGATTTAAGAGAGTTGCGTAAGCCTTTTTTCCCTTTAGTAGCTTTTTGCGTATTCTCACTATCCTCTTTGAAAGCAGATTTTAGACTGCCAAAGGAGTCTCTTAAATCAAAGTTAGCTGCAGAACCGATAGCAGTAGCTCTTGCGTTCGTTACTCGAGCCTTTCCTTGAAGATCTTCTAGCTCTGCGAGATCTTTCATTTGGTTTCTTACGCCTTGTATCTCTGCAGATTTTGAGGCATACTCTTCAGTGCCTTTTGTGAGACCGTTTAAACCTCTTGTTAGGCCTCCTAACTGTCCTTGGAGACTATTATTTGCAGTAGCAAACTCTTTTGAAGTAGCGGTGCCATTTTGCAGAGCTCCTGCAAGTTTTGCAAATTTAGGTGGAAGTTTGTTACCTTCAGTAGCGAGTCCTGCAAGTTCGGCACGTGCGGTTAACGCTCCGTTGGCGGTTGCTGCAGCAGAATCTGCAAGCCTGAACATTCCTGGTGCAACTCCTCTTGTGATACCTAAAGCTAGTGTAGTACCTACGGCTGCTAAAGAAGCTAAATGTCTTGATGCAAACTCTACGGCACTGCTTAATCCTGTTACGGCCGAAGTTCCGTTAATAAAGGCTTTTTGTAAATCTGCTAAAGAAGCGGCGAGTTTATCGTAAGGATTAGAGTCTACACCTTGACTAAGATCTTCAAACTTTTTAAGTCCTTGTTCAATTGTTGCGTTTAAAAATGCCTGTCGTCTGTCAAATTGAGTAACTTGCCCTGCCGCTAATCCTAGTCTATCTGCATAGTCTTGTACAGCATCGTCAAGTCTTACCATAATACCTAATTCATCAAGAATTTCAGGTTCTAATTTTGCAGTACCTCTTACTAGACGATCTAAAGCATCTCCCATATCTCTTCCGAGGGCTATAGAAGCGCCTTTTGCTACTTTTGTTAATTGAATTAATTGATCAGATCGAAAACCTGCTGACATAGCTAATGCTGTTGCTCGCATTGCTTGTTCAGAAGAAATAGCGGCCCCCGTAATATCTCTAAGACCGTTAGCAACATCAGGAAGGTTTTGGCCTGCAGCAGCTCCTACAAGTCTCAAACCTTTTTCTAATTGTTCTATCTGAGCTGCTCGTCTAAGAGCGTTGAAGGCGGCAGTTGCTGCAAAGATGTTTGCAGCTAGAATTGCATAAGCACTGACTAAGCCGTTGCTGCCACCCATAGAGTCGCGCATTTTTGAGAAACCTTTACTCGCACTTAAACCAGCCTGCCCAACACCTTTGGCCCCTCGAGCAAAGTGATCTTGACCTTTATTAGCTTTTTTAGTAGCGCCTTCTACTTTTCCCAAGCTATCAGCAGTTTTTTTAGCCTCTTTGGTAACAAGTGCTAAAGAACCTTTGTCATCAAGTTTTACCGTAAAAGTAATTTCGTTAGCCAAGTTATTTTCTCTTTAGCTTATCGTACTCCCTCTTCATTTGTTCTTGGGACTTTTTGATAGCTCTTGAGTCTAACCAAGATATTATTTCTAGGAAGAACTCTGTGTCTGTTATTTTATGTACGTTTAAAAAATGCGATAGATTTGTATAATCTTTTCCTACATATCCTATCTCTGGATAAATTCTATCTCCCAAACTATTAAAAGTATTTATAGCTTCTTTAATTATTTCAGGAAAGTCCTCCCAATCAGGAGGAATTTCGTTATCACTTGGTTCTTTTCCTAACTGCTCGCACATATCTAAATACTTATTGCGAGTCATTCCAGTATCAAGATTCTTGTACATGCTCTCGAGGCGCTTTAATGCTTCCTCCTTTTGGCTTTGCACGAAAGTTTTCTAAATCAAAGACTACCTCATTGAGCCACGTATCAAATTCTGTGGAAGAAGAAACTAGAGTTTCTGCATTTTCTTCTGTATATTCTAATTCTTTTGAAAGATCTTGTCCATCAACGTCAATTAAAATTAAAGTCTGTAAGTGTTCCAAAGTTAGCCCTTTCCAGTTTTTTATGGTTGAACGAGCAAATTCAGTTACAAATTTATCCTCATCTAGCGTCTCTGCAGCTTGTCTTGTTTTTCTATCGAACTTGGTCGTAGTACATCTCTTACGTAGTCCAGTTAGTTCTTTTCTTGATAAGTTAGCTACTTCCACAGAAAAATCAGATAAACCAGGAAAGTCTACCCACACTGCTTTTGTATCAACCATTAATTTCTTTAAATCCATTCTTTATTCCTCTTAAGATTGTGTTGTATAAATTAGTACGGAAGCAATATTGCCTCCAGTTTGTCGAGTCATTCTCCAGTCTGTGCTTTGTGTAAACACACCTTGAGTATTAACTCTATTTGTAAAAGAGCAGCCGTTGGTATTACCTGTGTTTAAGTCTATGCCGTAAAAAGTACTTCCAATAGTAGTTCCTGCTTTTATACGTAAAGGTTTATCTAATCCAAAACTTTGAGCTACAGTATTATTAGTATCTGTCGAATATCGAGTAATATTACCTGCTAAAATTTTGTTTCCATACTTAAACCCAGATGGATATTGCATTGTACCTGCTATTGCATTATTTACTGTTTTATGGTTAGTCCATTTTACTTCGTGCTGCAATTCCATTGAAAGAGAGCGTAAATCTGAAGAAATGTCTGCACCATCTAATAAGACGGTTAGTTCAGGACACAAATTATAAGTGCGAGGAGAGGCAGGGGTCCTTAGAACCATGCCACTAATAGCATTGAATTCACTAGACTGTCCTGTAAGAAGCTTGGATGCCTCGCCTGACACGGTTAAACTCAGAGGTCGCAATCTCTCGATATTGATCTGCCCATTTGTTATAACACAATCATCAAGTTTAAAAACATCTGCCGCTGTTTTGATGTATAAATCGAAACCGCCACCTGCCAGCATTCGATCAAAAGTTATTCTAGTATCATCTTCTATAAGAAGATTCGTCTTTAACTCAAAATTTGCAGGGTTGGCAAAGTTAATTGTAGACGCTTCAAACCAATCACTTTGATTATGCAGTGTTTTTACAGAGCGTGACTGCTCTGTAAATGTTTGGTTAAAAGTTATAGAGCTTATGTCTATTTGTACCTTAGTAGTACCAGACACTATATAAACTTCTGCTTCCTTTAAAAAACTATAATTTGCCATATTATCCCAGATATAACGAGGGGCTCCGAAAAGCCCCTGTCTTTTATACTACATATTATATGTCAATCAACCAAAATTGTCAAGAACTTTTTTTGGTGTGGTTAACTATTACTGCTTCGAAAAGTAAGTAATAGTAGCCTCATTAGTTCCATCAATAGTAGAAGGTAGCGCATTAAATGCAGTTTCTACAGAAATGACATCTTCGATAGAGTGTGTTGGAATCTCTAAGTGACAAGTAGGCATGCTAACTTGTAGTCTAGGAATTCCTGCTGTAGTTCCTCCAATTTTGAAGTCAAGAGCGAAAGAGTTAGTTACTACGCTACTAATAGATTTTAAATCTTCCCATAAATCAGCAGAGTTATTTGTTGCTGTAGTATCCTTACTCAAATAGCAGTTCATGCTTCCAGAGATTGAACGAGTTCCTGTAACGTGACCAATAGGAGTATTCACCAAACCAATTTCTTCAGGAGTAATAAAGGTTACATTGTTAGTCATTGTAATATTACCGCCTGTAAGAGTAATAGCGTAGCTAGACTCTAGTTCGTTGCTTCCATCGCCTGTAGGATTCTGGGTAGTGGGTACAACAGTTAACTGAGTAAGTCGGTTACGAATAAAGTTATCAGTGGCAAGAGTAGCCTCATAAATACCTCCAGTTAGTGTACAGCTACCACTACCAGGAACAGCAGTAATTGCACTCAGTCTATGTGAAGCTCCTGTATCGAGTACAATATCTCCTACTTTGACGATAGTGCTGCCTCCTCCGTCTCTAACAGCATTATAAGCGACAGGCGTGACACCTGTATGAGTCTTTGTAGTCATATCGATAATTTCTGAAGACATACCCGACCAGTTAATTGTTGCAATACCGTCAATATCAAAGTCAAGAGAAGCTTCATTAACAACACAGTCTTTTAACTTATATACTTTTCGGTTAGCATCACCAAGTACAAAGAAAATATCTGCAGTACCTAAGGTTGCGCTGTTTGACAAATCAGCATTAAATTTAGAACTTAATGTTGTTGGAACATTTACTACTTGCTCAAGAGTGGCGGTTCCTCCACTGGTAGTTACGGGAACAATAGTGTCTCCTACTACATAGGGTTGGCCTAAAGTACCGTCCCCTGCCCCCGCGCCTTGAGCAGTAAGAGTAGACCCTACCGCATAAGTAACACCTGAAGTACCTGCTAAAGTATTCCACTGTGTTTGTGAGGTAGTGCCGAGACCTGTAACTATGTAAGACGTTCCTACTACTCTGCTTGTTGCTACTACTGTAGTACCTGCTAGAGTATTAAATTGAAGTGGAGTTGTATTCCCAAGAGCATTAATTACGTAAGACGTTCCTGCTACTACGTTAGCTGGTAATACTGCCGCCGGCGGCGAGTCTTGAAACAGTTGATGATCATCTGCATAGCTTTTTCCGCCTAGAAACATAGCCCACAATACTTCTTCAATTGCATGAGTAAGTGCGGCATCGTCAGCAGTACCTGCTGCAGTACCTGCTGCTGCTTTAAAAGGTCTTACGTAAGTTGAAAAGGACCATTCAGCAGGTGCCAAAGAGTCATTAAACTGCTTACGACCTCGACGACTTGTTCCGCCAGATCCTTCCATTTCTGCGAGAGTAATCTCACTTGAGTTTGTTGCTTGAGAAAAGCTGAAACCATCTAGTACAGGTAAATCCCATACTTTAGTTCCGAACTTAATGTACACTTTCGTGTCGCGACTAAAAAATAGTTGTTGTGCCATAGTTTATCTCCTATGTTTTCTTGAAAAGGCTAGGACGTGAACGTTTGCTCGTGCCTGCATTTTCTAGTATCGAACCTCAATAAGTATCTCTCCGATGCCTAAAGGTTCAAGTACACCCTCATCAGTATCAATACTGACTACAGTGATTTGTTGGGTTGAGTAGGAGTGGTTCTGTGCGTCGAAGTACTCCAAAGAACTATTTTGCTCTATTACAGTTTCTACATCTTCCATTAAAGCATTTAAAGCTCGTTGAGCATCTTCTTCATTTACATAACACCTTACCGTAACCGATAAATACCTATCTTTGTAACCACCTGCTTGGTAGTCCCGTGTTTCAGATCCTGCATTTAGGTGAAGTGCAGGAAATTCTTCAATTTCATCCCAGAACTGTAGTCGAGGATGAACATTTTCATTGACATCCATGAGATATGCCCCAGAACCGTCAATGTCTTTTAGTTTTGTTACAAGAGCCTCTATAATGTTCATACGTCTAGAGGTGTATGTTCTTTCCGTACTCATTAGGTTCTCCTAGTAAACAACCTTCCGATTGCCATTTCTGCTGCTATTTCTCTAATAGACTTGTCAATAATAACACGAGGATCTCGTTGTGCATCTGCAAATCTACTGCCACTCGTACTTTCAAATACTTCATACGGATCTCTTTGATATGTATAACCTATACTAGGAAAACCTTTAGGAGTAGTTGCTATATCAGTGGCCCTTACACTGGAGGCAAATCTACCTGTTCTATACTCTAAGGCAGGCGATCCCATGTTCTGAGCTACTCTATCAGGTAGCTTAGCGTTTAAATTGCCCATAATAGCTGCAACAGAAAAATTACTTGCTGTTGCTTTTTTTACTTTTCCTGTGGGCTTAACACCAGTACTCTTAGCTTGTGTTACTTTAAACTTAGCTTTGCTTTTTGCTTTTCTACCTTGACTAACTTTACCCTTAGTTTTTAATTTTACCTTTCTGGGGTCGATTGTTGCATCTATTTTTATGTTTTTGTTTTTTATATCTACAAAAACTAGAGGGGTAATGGCCTTAGAAATCATTTTCTGTTTAAGAGTACTAGAACCTTCCATAGACGCCAAGCCTTCAGCGCCTATTTTTTCAAAAAAAGATTCAACAACTTTTTTAGCAACAACCTCTCTCGCTCTATCTGTTGTTTGATTTGTATACTTATCTTGATAAGTAATAAAAGGTATATAAGTAGCAGATAATACACCTTTATCGGTTACTACCTGTTTATACTCTACAGTAACCCTTAAAAGATCAGTTACTTCACTAGGAGTAAGTGCTAAGTCTCCTGTTTTAAATTGATCCCCTGTTATATGGTCTTTAAACTCTTTTTGAAAAAGTTTTCTTGCTTCTTCATCATCTCCTAAAGCATTTTGAGCTCTTCCCATACCTTTGGCTATCTGTACGCCCGAGACAGCTAATCCATCACTAGCGCCATGTCCTCTGTCTACGGAGGCTCTTAATTTTTTTATATTATGTTCGGAGGTATTAACAAACAAGTCTATTATCTCCTTTTTGCATTTGCCTATTTGAGCAAAACTACTGCATATAAACGCGGTGCCTCTCTTTACTTTATCAAAATCAGAAGAAAATTTATCTTGCAAATGTCTGCCTCCCATAGTATTTTCTATGTTGGAAGCCCCTGTAGGATATCTTTTATGTCTTTTGATATAACCTTCCTGATATCTTTCAGCAATCTTTCGTGCTTTTTCCAAATCTTCTGACGAAAACTCTAAAAGAGATAAATCTTCGTCTAAGTGCTTTCTTTCTGTCAACTCCTTTATAGTCTCATTTATAAAGTCTAAATTATCTAAAAACAGAACCTGAGGTCGAGCCTTCTGTAACTGCTTACGAGTTCTTACATTTTCTTCCGAGCTTAAGTCTTTTAATAAAGCCTTTGCAAGTCTATCCCGTACATTACTTTCCATTAGTAAACTTTATACAAGTCTAAGACTCTCTTAATGTGATCTGGAAAAGCGACATTGTTACTTTGAGTGGTTGAAGCGGAGTTTTGTATACTTGCTCCACCCATTACCTTTCGTTCTTTATGCTCATCTTTATGGTAATAAGTAATTAAATCAATTACTGCCAATTTTAAATCTGCAGGACAGGTATCATAGCCCGCCTTGTAGGTAATCTTTACAGCTGCCGGCCCTCCTGGCCAGTTTTTGGCACCTCCACTAGTACTTACTCTATAAATTGCATCTAAGGTTGTATCTGCAAAGTACTCGGTAGTGGGTACAGTAGTATAACTAGAACTGTAATCATCCCTTTCCTCTACAGACACGATTGAAACTAAAGGTGTCTCTGTAAGTTGTACTAAATTAGTATTCCAATTAATACTAAAAGTTTCTATCTTGTTTGATGCGTAGTAGTCTACAAAAGATGTTCCACAATAAGTTTTTACTAATTGACTCACGGATGGAATCAAAGCAGATAATTTCAAGTCGTCTTTAGGAGTTGAAATTCCTTCCGCTTCTTTGTAATCTTCCAATGTTATTAAGTCTGCCATATTCTATAAGTCCATTAGTAAAAACTTGGGGGAGATAAACTCCCCCTCGTTTCTATACTTTTTCAGTATTAAGCAATGAAGTCAATCTTCACTACAGGCTGGTCAGCACCAGAGCCGGCATTGATTTCTTCAAAACCGAGAGACTGGCTAGCCACGATTACGCGACGCTGATTCATAACTTCGTAGTCCTGCTCAACGGTTACACCGCGAAGACGAGGAGTTACATAGTTACGAGTGTAACATGCAAATGCAGCTGGTCCAGCCGCAGCTTCTGCTGCAAACTGATCAGATACAACTACTGGAGTACCATAAACGGCTCCGATAGTACCAGTTACACGTGCTGCAAGGTCAGATCCTACTTCATCCAGAGTCTGGAAGCTAGCATCTTCGAGCAGATCGTAGTAGCTGTTCTGGCTTACGATGTAGGCCAAATCAGTTGGGTTAAGACCATACTTACCCATGCCCTGACGAGCACCAAGCAACATAGCAGAAGTCATCTTAGCAGAGTTACCTGAAGCGATAGAAGCGCCATCAAGATCAATCTTGCCAGAGTGAGTAGCTGCGTAGCCGTCAAGACCGGTGATAGAACCACCGCCCATAATGAATGCAGATTCAACAGCTTTTGCGTGAGCACGAGCTACTGATTCAACGATCATAGGCATCAAGTTAATGAGTACTTGCTCGTCAACGTCGTTGTCCATGAAAGAACTAGAAACGAGACGGTAAGCA